GGCTATACATATAGTTCCGTCCCGTGTGGAGCGTTAATGCGCCCACTGCCCTTATCAGGTGTAACGCAACGGGGAGCGGAACTTTTTTTGTTCCCTTTCCGTACTAATCAACATATTGTTTCATTTTAAATGCGTTGTAAAAATGAAAAATCAAACAGTTACTTTGCCTGTATTAGAGGCAAAAAAATCCACGTTCAGTGCGTGGTGCGAAAAGGAGAATCAACTGTTCTCATGTGTTCTTGAATCCGTAGTTACTAACCGTCAGGTGTGCCTTATGGCTCATGCTTCCTTGGCTTTTTCTGCACTGGCAGGTTCTGCTTTCAAGAAACTTATCCAAAAAGTTTGTGGATTAAAAAATAATCCCCATATTTGCAATGCGTTACATTTGATAAGGGCGAGAAGGCTCGCCAAAATATTTGCTGCGGGCATTTTTTATGTCCATGGCTATACATATAGTTCCGTCCCGTGTGGTGTCGTTAATGCGCCCACAGCCTTTCTCAAGGTGGTAAGCAACGGGGAGCGGAACTTTTTTTGTTCCCTTCCCGTACTAATCAACATATTGTTTCATTTTAATTGCTTACCAAAATGAAAAATCAAACAGTTACTTTGCCTGTATTAGAGGCAAAAAAATCCACGTTCAGTGTGTGGTGCGAAAAGGAGAACCAATTGTTCTCATGTGTTCTTGAATCCGTAGTTACTAACCGTCAGGTGTGCCTTATGGCTCATGCTTCCTTAGCTTTCTCGGTATTGGTATGTGCAGCATTCGTGTCGGCAGTTCCGGCATTGCTTTGCCTAGCTTGGTTTGTTGTGTCGTTACATCTTGCTTGGAAAGGAGGTTTGCGATGAAATTCTTTATTGATAATCCTAAAACTTACCTGTCTGTCAACAATAAAGGCAGGGTTATGAATAAATGGATTTCCACTTTCGCTCATGTTTTGATTCCTGATGAACTGTCGCGTGATGCCTTTATTGAGAGTGTTCGTGCCAAAGCGTCCATGTTGGATGAAGAGTTTCCAAGAACCAAACCGCTTCGTGTGGATGTTTCCAGAAACAATGATATACGTATTGAGGTCTATCCTGATAAAAATCCGTATAATACTGTCTTCATCGTTGATATTTATCCAGTACGCGGTGAGTTCCGCTTCTGTGAATCTACAAACCCTAAAATATTGGAAGGAGGTCTGAAATGAAAGGAGAAGGATTTAACCCGAATGCTATTATAACAGATCAGGTGATAGATGCGCTGGCTGATATTCAGGATCATGAACCCGGTTCTTTTCGTGAACATACGGAGAAATTAACGGATATTCTGTTGGATGACTTTGAGTTGATGGAACCGGACAATCTGAAAAGGAATCTGGACTTGGTGCAATTCTTTCGGTTCTATGCAGGACTGATAGAGAAACTGCATCCACAAGGCAAGTAGTCCTGTCCTTTATCCCATATTGTATTTGTCCCATATTTGCTTGAAAAATAGCGAATATGGGACAAATTAATTTATATACCGCAGTCGAGGAGATGAAAGCGGTGAGCAAAGCTGAAGGGACATTCAGTATCAAATTCCGGAAATACAACCGTCAGAAACAGTCTGGCGGTGATCTGGTGTTTTTGAAATCGGCCAGGCTTCGTTCCAAGGCTTCTGATGAAAAAATAGAGAATGCCAGCCATAAACTGTTTCTTGTTGATACGGAAACAGGCAACGCATTGAACTGCTGGCAGATTCTGGTAGTGGAATTTAACGGACAGAAAACAGTTTTGTAATATGGAGGTAAGACGTAGCGGAAATTTCGGCTTTGTGGACCCCGGCAATGGATCGCTTTATTCCTTTGACATATCGGGACGTGGCAAGGGATGGGAACCTTCCAGCATCATGCTGAACCATAACCGTAACACCTGTTTCACGAGGAAGATGAGTGTGGCCGGATATGATATCGTTCCGATGGGGGATAACAATGACATGCCCGGAGAGGTCATGCGTCTGCTTGACCGGTTTTATGCCGGCGAGGGTATTCTTGGCAAGATCGCCGGTCTGCAATGGGGGGACGGTCCCCGATTCTATGAGGATGCCATTGATGATACGGACAACCGTTTCTATAAGAAATGGGTGCTTGCACCTGATATTGAGTCGGACATGTCTTCCTGGGATTATCGGATTTGTATGCACCGTTGTCTGGTTGATCTCACCCACATGCAGGGTTTCTTTATCAAGTTTGTCCGCAACCGTGCGCCTCGTATCGGTGGGAGGGGGAAGTTACTAAGGTTGGAGCATATTCCTTATCAGCGTGCCAGACTGTTGTACCCTCCTCCTGGGAAAAATGATCCGGAAGGTATTGTTGTGGGAGATTTCCCTTTCCCGGACCCTGAGTATATGGAGAGGTATCCCATGTTTGATCCGGCAGATCCTTTCCGATATCCGGTGTCGGCCAGATATTACAACATCTATTCCTTCTGTAAGGATTTTGTCAGTACTCCGCGTTTTCTGGGAGCCTTTGACTGGCTGGAGATAGCCGGTACCCTGGCACCATTACTGCATAATTATAATCTGAATTCCAGTGCGCTCAGTCTGCATATCGAATCTCCACAAGGGTATTGGGACAAGGCGGAGGAACGTTTGAAATCCGTATGCCGCAAGCGTGGGGAAACCTATACGGCCAAGATGCTGGAGGATTACAAGGACGAATGCATGGAGAAATTTGCCGGAGGTATTACCGGGATGAAGAATGTGGGGAAATATATGCACACCACCCGGTTCTGGAGCGATGAAGCCAACGATTTCGAAGGATGGAAGGTGACTCCTATAGACAAGAAGGTGAAGGATTACATCGAGGCACAGATCAGAATCAGCAACAAGGCTGACGCCGCTGCCACTTCCGGGTTCGGCATTGATCCGGTACTGGCGAACCTCATATTGGAAAACAAGCTGAGCAGTGGAAGCGAGAAACTGTATTCCATCAAAGTCTACAACGCGTCTGAAACGGCTATTCCGGACATGATACTCTGCAAGCCGGTGCAGGAGTATATTAACGCTAACTGGCCGGGAACAGATATACGTATCGGGCTGTACCGGAATGTGGTGAGTCAGGAAGAGAATGTGTCGCCGGGAAACCGTATGAAAGAAAATATATAAGTCTAAGTGTATGAAAATGATTTTTGATAAAAACGAGGAAGGCAGACAGGAACTTGTTTCGGCACTGGGAATGATTTCCGACAGCCTGGACTATTCCAAGTGGAAGCCGGTGCTACCTTTGGCCGCACGCCAGCTGACCGGTATTGTGGGGGCGGACGTGCTTTCGGCGATAGTTGACCTTTATTGGGCTGAGGACCTGGATCTAGAGAAAGAGGAACTTGTATTCATGACGCAGCGTGCCGTGGCATATTTCGCATGGGTGAAGGTTGTCCCCACGTTGGACGCACAGCATGGTGGTAGCGGAAGGCAGAAGAAACTGGGAGAAAATGAGAAGGGGCTGACTGCCCTTCAGGAATACAAGGATGAAATGAACATCCTTAATCTGGCGTATGAGTCGGTGGATGTTCTGGTAGGATTCTTGGAGGAGAAACAGTTTGATTTCTGGAAGAAAAGCCGGGCTAAAAGACAGATGGACGGATTGCTCATCCGTTCCAAGGATGAGTTTGACGAGTTTTATCATATCGGCAGCCACCGTCTTTTTCTCGTACTGGTTCCCATTCTGCGTGAAATACAGCGTACAGACATTCTGCCTGTTGTCGGAAAGGAGCGGTTTGACTGGCTTGTCAGAAGGGATCCGGACGTATGTGACACTCTCTTGGAGGAATGCCAGCGACCTCTGGCGCTGTTGGCCGTCAAGAAAGCGGTTGAACGCCTACCCGTAGAGGTTATTCCGGAAGGTATCGTACAGGTGCAGCAGACCGGAACTATAAAGGAAAAGTTACGGGCAGAGAAAGAGGCGCGGAAAAGTGTGGCGGACAGCCTTCAGGCCGATGCGGACCGGTATCTTCAGGAATTGCAGGATACGGTGGCGGCTTTGGACGCTGCGCCTGAGGAGGTTGATTTCTATGTTTCAGGTCCCACGCTTCAAAGCAAGGGAATAACCTTTTGATTAAATGCGTGTAATATATTATCAGAACAGACAGGTGAATGTGCCGGAAACGCTTGAGGAGCTGACTCCCGCCCAGTATTACCGTTATCTGGAGATCGCCACCATGGCGAACCAGCATATATTGTCGGAATCCGGGATACGTTTGAAACTTCTTTCCCTTTTTCTGGCGCTTCCAGTTGATATGGGGCATCTTCCTCCATCCACGTGGAAGGAAACGCTGGCACTGTTGTCCCTGACGGATCCGTTTGTTATCCGTGAGGGAAAATCTTTTCGACTGGACCTGAGTACCGGAATCAATCTTCTTCCGGAATGGAACGGTTTTCACGGACCGGAAGACATGCTCAACGGGGTATCATTTGACACCTTCTGTAAGTGCATGGCACTGATAAGACGGATGGGTGATGAGGGTGGCGGCGACAGGGACATGATATTACGGGAGTTCGGAAAAGTTCTTTATACGGCGGGAAGGGAAGGTGCGGAACCGCCAATTCTGCTCTGTCTTCATGCATATCTGTTTTTTATGAATGTGTTTGCCATCATCCGGGAGGAGCCTTTGGAGATTGACGGTGAAACGGTTGACTTGCGGATTCTTTTCCGAAAAGATGAGAAGCCGGAAGCGGATGACCATACCGGCTGGACGGGCATTGGGATGGATATCGCTGAGAACGGGGCATTCGGGAACTATGCAGAGGTGAGGGCGACACCGTTCTGGGATATCCTTATTTTCCTTTACAGAAAGAAGTTTGAAAAATTACATTCCAAAAGATAGAGCCTATGATCAGTTTGAAAACCTATCGTGAGTATTATGAGGATGTCATGCGGCGTGTACCTGGCATACATTCCGTCAGAGTAGTGAATGTGGACCAGGACATGAGCGACTACCTGAAAAGTATCAGTTCTGACGAGCTTCCGGTTCTGTTCGTAGTCGTACCGTCCGCACAGGAAACAGGTACGGATTCGGACAATGTGGAGGAGGATAACCTGTGCCTTATATTTCTGATGGACCGTATGGATATGCAGCGCCGTGGCCCGGTTCGGGTGCTGGAAGATACACAGCCCCTTGTCGAGAGCATCAAGAATGTGATGCGTGGTGACAGGAACAGAGGGTGCTGTCTTATGCGTAATCTTGACCGGATGACTACTACCCCGGAAACAGGATTCTATACGGATTACAGCGGTTGGAGTGTGTCGTTTAAACTTGGTACGGAATGAGTGACGGATGGAACCCAGTGAGGGAGGAGTTCTTCAAAAGAATCCTGTCCCGTGACTTCAAGACCATTTACCAACGGCAGTTGGATATTGCGGAAAGAGGTATTTACCGGGAGGGAAGACAGCTTAAGGCGAGATTCCGCCCGGATAAAATTGTGCCCGGCCGTACAGGTCATCTGCGTGACCGTCTTGCGGCGGCCGAGTTCCAGATAACGGGGGTGGATCCGATAATGCTGGAAACGGGCTACCCTCTTTATATACGTTTTCTTGACATGCGGGAGAAACGCGATCTCCGTATCTATAACCGTCAGATATGGGGGATAGTGTACAACAACGCATTGCCTGATCTGAGAGCGGGCATGTCCGATTCGCTCCGCAAGGAGATCCGCAACCGGCTGGAGGAGTTGTTTCCCTGGCCGGACGGGAATGACGGCACGTATCGTCCGGGATATCGTCCTCATTGATATTTTGCCCCGCTGTCCATGGATATGCGGGGCTTCTCATGTATCTTCCGTCCTTTGCCCTTTCCTTGCCGGTTACTAGTTTTGTCGAAAAGTAACCGTATGAACAAGAAACTGAAAGATGATTATATAAAGTTCACTCTCTCCCTGAACACCAGTGAGGCCCGTGAGGAGCTGAACCGTCTTAACGCGTCCTCCCGTGAGCTGCAACGGACGAATGATGGTTTGCGCAATTCGATGACAGAACTGGTGGCCTCCGGCAAGAAAGGCAGTGATGAGTACAAACGTCTGGAGGCGGAGCTGAAATCCAATTCCAAAGCCATATCCGAGAATAATGCGAAAGTGAAAATTCTTCGCTCCTCCATGAAAAGCACCGAGAAAACTTATGCGGAACTGGCCAAAGAGGCCCGAGGGCTTCAAAAACAGTTGGACAATACTGTCAAGTCCCTTCATCCTGAGGAATATGCCCGTCTGGAAAAGCAGCTGGAGGAAACACGAGATGCGATGGCCCGTCTGCGTGGCGGAACCAATGAGGCTTCCGGGGCATTCCTGAAACTGGGGAATATGAAAGCCATGGTAGTGGGTTTCTTCGTATCCGCCGGAGCGGCTGCCCTTGATTTTTTAAAAGACGGTATATCCAAAGCAAAGGAATTTGTCAGAGAAAGCGTGGAGGTGGCCATTCAGGCTGACGGAGTTCTTCATGCTTTTGAGAAGCTGGACCGTCCTGATCTTCTTGCAAACCTTCGTACCGCCACTAAGGGAACCTTGTCGGACCTTGAGCTGATGAAAGCGACGGTCAAGGCAAAGGATTTCCGGATTCCGGTTGACGACCTGGGAAAATATCTGGCATTCGCCCAGTTGAAGGCGCAGCAGACCGGTCAAAATGTGGAATATATGACAGATTCGATTGTGACCGGTCTGGGGCGCAAGTCACTTCTTATACTGGACAACCTGGGACTTTCCGCCGCAGAAATCAATGAGGAGGTTGCCAAAACAGGTGATTTCATGAAAGGGGTGTCCAATATCATAGACCGCCAGCTAACACAATCCGGATTGTATGTATCCGCATCTGACAAGGCAGCTCAGGCTGATGCAAGGCTGGAAAACGCCAAACTGAGACTAGGAAGACGGTTGTCCTGGCTTGGAGATTTATGGATCAGCCTGAAAAACAAAATGGCTGAAACCGTCAATACAACAGTATCCACCGCCAATGAAAAGTTTTATGAACAGAAGGAACGGGTTGTAAGCCTTTATTCCGAATATATGCCGTTACTGGACCGGTATGATGAATTGAAAACCAAGACCAAGCTGTCCTCGGACGAGCAGGCCGAACTTAATACCATCATTACCAAAATCACGGATAATATTCCCGGGGTGATAACCAAAGTGGGGGAATACGGACAGGCGCTGGATATCTCCAGCGGCAAGGCCAGAGAGTTCGTGCGGCAACAGAAGGTATTGTTGGAATATATGAACCGGGAGGCCATCAAGGAAGAGGAAGATAACCTGAAAGAATACAGGAGAAAATATCAGAACGCTCTGAAGGCGCAGCAGGCCGGAGGCGTGTATGTGACCTCTTCCATGAGTAATACCGGATATTCCACCTCCTATTTCGATAATACTCCGGGCACACTGGAACGTATTGATGATGATGTCAGGAAGTATGGCGACATGATCAAGGGGGCTGAGCTTCGTATCCGGGAACTGCGGGGTGAGAGTCTGGAGAAGTCCTTGGAGGACAACGAGAAGAGGATCAAGATGCGGGATGAGTTCATCAAAATGAACAAGAAACAGCTGGAAACATGGCTTGCAGACGAAAAGAATGCGGACAGCCAGTACAGGGACATGGCCGCCACCATTCTTTCCGGCAAATCGGAAATCCAGGCGGATCCTAAAAAAGTCAGCCAGCAGAATGCGGTCAATGCGCAGAGTGTGAAGCTGGAGGACTTGCGGAAGAAACATTTGCAGGAGCGTCAGCGTCAGGAGGAGGAACTGGAATACCGGGTAGCTCAGTCCCGTATTGACGCTATGGAAGCCGGGGCTGAAAAGGAACTGGCACAACGGGAACTAAACAACAGCAGAGAGATATCGCTTCTGCAGCGGCAGAAGGAAGACTATATTCAGGCCGTAATCCAGTTTGAGAAAGAAAAGTTCGAGGCCGAGGAGGAGCTGAAGGCGAAGAAGGACAAGCGTTATGTGAAAAAAAACTTTAACTCTTCTTCAATTTCCGTAGATACATCGGCGTTTGATGCTATTATCGACAATACCACTAGGCGTCATTGGAAAGAAACATTGCGTGATCAGGAAAACGCATGGGACGAGTACCTGATCAAATACGGTACTTTCCAGGGAAAAAAGGAGGCGTTGACACGTAAATACAGGGCATTGATGGATAGTGAGTCTGATGCCGGCAGGATCGCATCGCTACAAAAGGAATTTGAAAAAACTCTGTCAGCCTTGGATGTTGACAAGTTGAAACAAGAGATCAACTGGGAGCTGATATTCGGGGATTTAAGCAAGGTGTCTAAAAAAGAGCTTGACAAAGTCCGGGCACAGTTGAAACTGTTCCGTGAATCCGATGAGTATAAGAATATGGCTGTGGAGCAAAAAAAAGTTGTTGACGAAGCTTTGGACGGAATACAATCTGCAATTATTGACAAAGGCGGACTGCTTGGTGATCTTCCTGACCAGCTGGACAACCTGAGGAAAGCCCAGGAGGAACTGGCCAAGGCTCAGGATGAATATAACATGTCCCTGGAAAGTGGAACACATGCCGAGCAGGAGGCGGCGAAAAAAAAGCTTAATACCGCTTCCCAGAATGTCTCGAATGCGAAAACAAATGTGGATAAGTCATCAAAGAAGGCTATAGACAATATAACCGGAGTCACCAACGCCATTGTACAGCTCGGGGAGGCGGACATGAGTCTTTCCTCTTTCGGGGAGAGTGTCGGGTCATTGGTTGACGTGCTCTCGGAATCCGGATCGAAGATAGGCGGGATCATTGCCGCCATCCTAGCCATACTTGACCAGATCGGTGACCAGGGACTTGACAAATTCGTGGGGAATATACTGGAAACCGTGAGCAATGCCGTAGGAGGAATTTTCGATACGGTGGGCTCCATCTTTGGAATCAAGGGGGCCGGTGGTATTTTCCATGGTGCTGATTATTCCGGTTATAATGAAATGGTGGCACAGTATGAGAATCTGCTGGATATCTGGGACGAGCTGCTTGACAAAAAGAAGGCATATATAAATGAAAGTTACGGTGCGGAAGCATCCAAAGCCGGAGAGGAAGCTCTGAATATTGCAAAAAACGAGCTGGAGGTACAAAAGAAACTTGCCGAGGCACGTCTGAGTGCCGGCAGCAGTATCGGAAGTCACAGCCAAGGCTACAGGATGTGGAAAGGCTCCTACAAATGGGAAGGCCAGAACTGGCGTGATGTCGCTGGGGAGATATCCAGGGAGTACGGTGTGACGTTCAACGAGATGAAGGATATGATCAATATGTCCCCGGAAATCTTGCAGTCCATCAGGGAGAATTATGCCGGACTCTGGTCAGTCATGGACGGAGAGTTCAGGAACCATCTGGAAAATATCATCAAATATGGCGAGACGGAGAAGGAGATTCTAGAGGCGGTGAAAGAACAGATCACCGGCATATCCTTTGACAGCTTTGAGGATTCCTACTGGGAGATGATATCCGATCTGGAGAACGGGAACGAAGAACTGGCTGAGAATCTGGAGGAACAGCTCCGCAAATCCATTATCAGAGCCATGATGGCCGACAAGTACAAGGAGCAGGTCAGAAAGCTGTATGAGACTTGGGCGGAATATGGCGAGGACGGTTATACGAAAGATGAAGTCGATGCATTGCGTGAGATGCAGAAACAATTGTCTGAAGCAGTCCTGGCCGAGAGGGACAGCCTGGCGGATATCTTTGGATGGAGTGCGTCCGGGGATTCCTATTCCCAGTCCTCTTCTACAGGCTACACTACCACCATGAGCCAGGAAACAGGTGAGGAAATCAGCGGACGGCTGACAGCCATGTATGAGTCCAATGTGCGTTTGGAAACCAAAGGAACGGAAATGAATGCAAGCATGCTTATCATTTCTACGGCGGCATTAAATATGGCGAAGGAACTTGCAACTCATTCAGTGTGTGTCACGGAAATGCGTGATGTACTGCATGAATGCAACGGCCATTTGGAAAAAATTGAGAAATATACCGGCATATTGAGCGGCATGGACGACACTCTTGCTGAGATCGAAAAAAACACAAAAGGAATGTGATTATGGAGAGGAACGCTTTTATTAATGGCAAGAATATCTGGAGCACATGGGGTGCGGAGCTGATGGACGGAGCTTTGGAGGCTATACTAACACCCCCTCCGGTAAAGGACTATATCGAAAATGACAGCAGACTGGAACATGGCATACAGATAACTTCATCGCCTGAGATCTGCAAGATGGACTCCAGGGAACTCAGCCTGCCTTTTTTTATTACGGGAAATTCACAAAGTGACTATCTGGATAAATATTCGTCCTTTGTGTCCGAACTGGTAAAGGGTAAAATTGCACTGAAAATCCCGGCACTGGGGAAGATTTACAATTTGTACTATCTGTCTTGTGGCAAGTATGGAAGCTACGGGAAATGCCGGGGAAAGTTTATGGTCAAACTTAAAGAACCCAATCCGGGCGACAGGGAAGATATTGTATGAAAATTGAGATCAGAAATTCAACTGGTGAACTATGTTACCAGGATGCTGTCAGAAAAGGCAGCAAACGTAAGTTCACACTCATGAAGGAAGACTTCATACTTTTGAAGTTTTCCCTGAAATCTCCTGTCTTTTTCAAACTGGGTGACTGGACGGAGGACACACGTTTCGGTCGGTTCGAGCTATGCGATCTGTACAAACCCAAGTACAATAGGAAAACCGGGGCATACGACTATGAGCTTCAGCTTGATGCCTATTATTGGAAATGGAAAAACAAAATCTTCAAATATACCCCGGAGACGGCCGGACAGGAGGCGTCCTGGAACCTGACTGCCCCGCTTGACGTACAAGCCGGTATAGTCCTGAGAAATTTAAAGGCTCTTGGTTACACATACAAAGGACAGGATTTTGTTTTCTCCATTGACAGTACGGTAGAGAACAAATCACAACTGATGTCTTATGAGAACATCAACATTTTGGATGCCTGTTTCTCCATGGCGAAAAAATGGGATTGCGAGTGCTGGATAACTGAGAATATAATCCATTTCGGGCGTTGTGAGTTTGGCGACGCGGTGGACTTCGAGATCGAGAAAAACGTGCAGGAAATGCCACGATCTGAATCCCGGTCCACCTATGCGACAAGAATCTATGCTTTCGGCTCGACAAAGAACATCCCTTCTAACTACCGTCCGGTTGATGAGACCGTGGTTGTGAACGGTGTGGTGCAGCGCAGGCTGATGTTACCCGAAGGAACCCCGTACATAGACGCTTATCCCAATATGACCACCGAGGAAGCCATTGAACAGGTGGTTATCTTCGATGAAGTCTATCCCCGAAGAACGGGCACCATGTCGGATGTTACTACCATCGAGGTGACGGACAAGGTGGAGAATGAGGACGGCACAACCACTGAGGAAAAATGGAATGCCTACCGTTTCAGGGATACAGGTGTTAACTTTTCCGAGAAATATATCCTCCCCGGTCAGGAGCTGAGGATACGTTTCGCGTCCGGGCTTCTCAACGGTCTGGAGTTCGCCGTGAAGTTCAATCCTGAGGGAAAGCCGGAGAAGCTGGAGGATGGCGGATGGAACCCTGAGGCACAGCTTTGGGAGATAGTCAGGAATGAGGACTACGGCAGACCGCTTCCCGGCGATGTGCTCTTTCCCCAGGATGGAGATGAATATGTACTATCCGGCTGGGACAGCACGAAAATAACCGAACTGGGGCTTGTGGGTGCTGCAGAACAGGAACTGAAGGTCAAGACGGAAAAATACGCTTCCAAATCAAAGGTTGACCCGAGTACTTACGACTGCACGATGATGTCCGGTGACGCATACCGCGAGGACGGCATTCATAACCTCTACAGCATTGGTCAAAAGGTTAATCTTATTAACAAAGCCTATTTCGATAACGGAAGGCAGTCAAGGATTATCGGTTTTGAATTTAACTTGGATTTCCCGTTTGATTCGCCTGTCTATACCGTTGGTGAGACGGCTGCCTATTCCCGTATCGGCGAGCTGGAGGAGAAGGTTGAGAGCCTTACTCTGAAAGGACAGACCTATACGGGCGGTGGTGGCAGCGGCGTGTATGTGATAAGAAGGAATGACTCTACACCGGCCACGGATAGTAACGTGTATTCCGCATTGCGCTCCTTAGTAATGTTCCTTCGTAAGGATCAAGCGGACGGAACAAATTTCTTATTGA